CCGTTGGCCAATTTATTAATTGCAGAAAAACTTATTGCTGCGCAAGAGCGAGGTGAAGATAGACGCCGTTCTAATCGTGCAGAAGATTACAAAGCGTTTGAAGAGATGATGTTACGCGTTGGTAAACAACAACAAAAGTTTGGTCTTCAATCCAATTTGGTTGGCTTTGCGTTAGGTAAATTACCTGACATGATGTCTGCAGGTGCTCGTAATCGAAATTATTATTTAGATAATTTAGTTACTGGCATGCCGGATCAAAGATTAGCTGCAGGAGCTTTTGCTGGAGCAGGCATTCCTAACTACAGTATGGTTTAAAATAACATCATGTCTTCCTGGAATAACCCCTTTGCTTATGGGGATGTTTATTCATCAAACAATCCATTTGCAAACATCGGTGGTCAACCTTATCAGTACTCTGATTCTGCTTTAGTTGACTTACAAGATGCAGGGTTAAACACAGGAAATATCACGACTCAACCGTTATCAGGAGGTAATATGGCATTTCCGTGGATGGCCGCAGCTACCGTTGCAGCTCCAATCATTGGCGGCTTATTTCAAGGTAGTGCAGAGCGTCAACGGAGAGAGGCGGGAACAGAGGCTCTTGGCTTCCAAGCACAAGTGCAACAAGACATGGCTACTGCTGGTTTTGGTGCACAAGAACTTGCCCGTGATAACGAATACAGACGCCAATTGAATCGTGGCATGGATATTCTTAATCTTCGTAATAGTTCGCCAGCTTTAGCGGCAATGCGACGTGATCGAGGGTATGGATTAGCTGGCACCGGACTTTTGAGTGCTGCACAGATTACAAAATTCGGTGATATGTTCGGAGGTTACTGATGATTTTCGGTCTTTTTGGTGGTAATCAACCAGCTCAAACTCCTCAAGAGTTAGGTTACAAACGTTCTGCAGGTATGGATTACCTGTCGAACTATGTTATGGATAACAAGAATTATTTTGAAAAAGATGATGCTCAAGATTTTTCTACTGGTTTATTTGATGCCGTTGAAGCAGGTAGTTTAGATCGTAATGAAGCTTTAGCGATGATGAATGCCCGTACACAACCGGGCAGTGATTACTTCAAAACAGATCAATACAAGGATCTCCTTGGCTATAAGATGCCTGAGGACCGAGTTAGGGGTTTGATCGGTGATACTTACGCAACCAATTATTTCCGCGCTGGTACGCCAGAAGAAATTAATGAGTTGTACGCTATGGCAAGTGATGCAGGTGTATTAAATGATCCAAATGAACTTCGTAACTTCACAACAAGTACTTTAGCTCGCCTACCGGAAGGAGAAGATAAACGTCCGTTTGATCAACGTCAATTAGAACTATCAGCAGAATATGGTATGGCTGCAAGGGATTCTGAAGGACGTAACGTTGGAGCGTATAAAATATTTGGAGATGATACTGCAATGTATGATCAGGTTCGCGATTTTCGCAAGCAAACAGGATCTTTTGTCAGTAACTATTTAAATAGCATGGGTGCCAAAGGGAGGATCGCGTAATGGGTGAACCAAGAACAGTCGGTGGCTACAAATTTAAGGATTGGGATAAGCCGTATGGATCCAATGCAATATCTGGTTGCGGCGGTAAAAATGCTTTAGGAGCAGCTCAGGAGTGGGCTAAGAAGAACGGTAGAGGTGTTCCAACTGGAATTAATACAGATCGTGATGCAAATGCACTGATTGACAATTGTAATGCTTATCAAGATTCCAAGAAAGAAGATGAGCCTAAAAAAGATAAGCCCAAGAAAGATAAGACACCTGATAACAGTCCTTCAGATCCGTTAACTGAAGATTACGTAGGACGTGATGCTGATGGTAATTATTTAACTAAAGAAGAATACGATTTTTATCGAGAAGATTACTTTACAAATCTTGATGCTGCTTTACAAGATTCACGTGATATTCGTATTGGCAATCAATCGATTGCAATTCAATCCCTTCAGAATGCAGCGCAAGATAATTTAAATAATGCAAATATTGCTCAAAACACTTATTCAGAAGATGCTGAAACTTATCGCAGCACTTTTGCTAATACTCTTAATTACAATTTAGGAATTTATCAAGCAGATACTGATTCGTACACAACACTTGCTCAGCAAACAATTAAAGGTGAGTACGATATTGATCTAGCAGAAATTATGAAGGCAGGTAATTTAGAAGCACAGAGGATCCAAGGCGAGTACATGGCCGCTGGAGAACAAATCAGAGGTGAGACAAGTAAAGCTGTTGAAGCCATGCGTACCGAAGCAAGTAAGTACAATGCTGATCGCAATAAAGAAGCCTCTATTTTCGGTTCTTTTGTTGGCGGATTCTGGTAAAACTAAATTTAGTTTTAGTATTATAATTAGAGAAACAATTTTGTTTTAATCATGGCAGCAGATGACACCGACCAATTTAATAACCCTGGTGGTTCTCTAGACAATGCAAATGACGCAACAGTAGACCTTACCACCTTCCAGGATCTTCTGGATAAGCTGGAAGGTTCTAAGAAGCGTCAGCAGCGCCAGCAGTCTGTTGAAGGACGCCGCGACATCTATGCTCAGGGTCTTGCATCCATGATGAGCAACTTCTGATCCAGAAGTTCTTACCCTGGTAGTAGGCACCCATGTATAAACGGGAGAATATGGTATGACCAGTACCCCACAGGGTGTCGAAAGCACCTACGAAGATGACGATTGGTTTGATCTAGATAAATATAAACAGGCGGCGCAAGTCGCCTATGACTTCTCCATTGGTAAAATGAGAGAAGAAGGCGATCAAACTAGGCAGAACATTGGCGAGACAGGATTCCAGCAGCGAGAAACTGGTAAACAAGCCCAGCAATTCTCAGAGAAAGACGAAGAACGAGACTACAGGCAGTCTCAGAAGGGATATCGATTCTGATATCAATATCCAAACTTTTGAATATTGGTTAGATAACCTGGACAGTGCGTCCAGGGAATCTTTTGTTTCTTTTGCAGAAGATACTTTCTCTCCTATTCAAATTTATTTGTATGCAAAATTCCTTGGTTATACAGGGAGTATTGTTTGCGTGGATGACTGGGTAAAGGAAGTGTTTCCTAAACCAGATCATCTTAAAGTTTTAATTTACGAAATCGAGGAGATGCAGGCCGATGTTCGTAAGTTAAGGGAAGATATCGAAAACTTTACAGTCAAGAGGGATGCAGGTGTTGCACGTATCGCTCAGATGCAGAAAGAAATACGTGGCACGATCGCTCAAGTAGATTTATTTATTGCCTCAAGGGACAAGAAAGGATTACTCCTGGCAGGCGCAGATAAAGCGATTAGGGAGATGATATCTATCTTTAAGGATGATCCCATTGAAATTCCTTTGCAAGAGGCTTCTATGTCGGTATGGGCTAAGATACAGTTTGAAGATTAATTAAACATGGAAGAAGAACAGGGACGGGAAACACCTGCTTTTACTAAGCAGTCAATGAATAATATCTTGCAATCAATTGCTAATAACCGTCGCATTTCTCCTGGTTATAACAACTTTCGTCCAGTGGATGAAATCCCAATGGATGGCAATCCTTACCCTGTACAACCTCTTGCAGGCAAGTACGCTAGATATTCTGATACTATTTAACAAGTAATAGGATAAATAGTGCCTTCTCATCTTCATCTTGCTTACAGAAGAAACGCAAAAGTTTCAGCTGCTAATCATCGTATTCGCAAGAGTGATAAAGAGGCGCTGTTTGAAAAAGCAAGAAAAGACTTTGGTTATTTCTGTGAGTATGTAGCTGATAAACCACCGGCTGAACACCATAAAGAATGGCATCGTCAGTTAGTTACTAATGAAGATAGTTCTTGTCTTAAATCTATCGCTGGACCAAATATTGATTTGTTAGGACCCCGTGGCTCTGCAAAATCAACAGTATTGGGACTTTATACAGCATGGGCCATTGGTGTACACACCATGGCCAAACAACCACTGCAAATTCTTTATCTTAGTTATACTGTTGATATTGCAAGATCTAAATCCGCAACTATCAAAAGAATTATTGAAACTAAAAAATATCAAGAAGTATTTCCCAAGGTCAAGCTTCTTAAAAATGTTACAAGCAACGAGTACTGGTCTATCGACCACAAGTTTGCTGGTATTGATACAACAGGCGAAGAACAATTTACTTTATGCGCCGCTGGACTAAAAGGTTCGGTGACCTCTAAGCGTTCTCATTTAGTTATCATTGATGACCCTGTGAAGTCTGCTGCTGATATTGGCAACCCAGACATCCGCAAGATGATGCAGGATAACTGGAATGCTGTGATTGCACCGACGATGTTTGAAGGAGGTCGTGCGATTTGCCTAGGTACGCGATTCCGTCATGACGATATCCATGCCACAACGTTCTGCCCACAGAACAACTGGTTGCAGCTCGTCCTATCAGCGATCTTAAATAACCCGGAGACAGGTGAAGAAGAGTCATATTGGCCAGCTATGTGGTCCCTAGAGTACCTCAAGGAGAAGAAGCGACAAGCACCGATTGCTTTTTCGTTTCAGTATATGAATCAAATTGTCAGACAGAATGAACTGTCTTTGGCACCAGAGCTATTGGTTAAAGCAGAAATTGCTACTGAGTTTGATTGTTTAGGGATCGGAGTTGATTTATCAGCTGGAATTAAAGAAAAAAATGATTACACCGTAATGGTACTCGGTGGCCGCATTGGAGATAAAATTCACATTATTGATTACAGGCGTGTGCGTGTAATGGGTAACTTAGAGAAACTTGATGAGATGAAAGAACTATTACATGATTGGTCGATTATCGGCAAACAAGCTGATGGCCTTTGGTTTCCCACTTACAGCACTTGTGATATTTGGTCTGAAGCGGTTCAATACCAGGCATCTCTGGAAGCTGACTTTAAACGTATTTGTTTGCAACAAGAGAACTTGTATAACTTAATTTGGCATCCGGTCAAAGGTTTCCGTGCAGATAAATTGGCACGATTTAGAGGCATCATGGGAATGTTTGAGGATCGTAAAATAGTGTTTAATAGGTACCGTAATTTCACCAACATGTTTGAAGAACTGACTAATTTTGGAGTTAGTTCACATGATGACTGTGTAGACGCTTTAGTCTGGTTGGTGACGGGACTTATGAAACGAGGCCAATTGCAATTGGATTATTAATGGAACATTTTGTTGCTTTAGCACTAGCTGCTGTTTCTGGAGGCGGTTGGTTTGTCGGTAAAGTTTTCGGTAGGATGCGATCACTGGAAGACCGCATTGACCGTATGCCTTTAGAGTATGTACTCAAACAAGATTATATTCGTGAGATGGAACGTATGAATAACGAGTTTAATGAGATCAATGATAAGCTTGATAGACTTGTGGAAAAGCTGCTTTCAAAATGAGTTATTTTGTTGAACTACAAGAAGACGACAACGGAGATTTGATCCTGCCGCTTCCTGAAGAAGTAATTGAGACACTTGGCTGGAAAGAGAATACATTATTAACTTGGGATATTAAAGGAGACGGTATTGTTTTACAAGGATTAGATGATGAACGAGGTTATGAGCCGTTAGAATAATAAAAAAATCAGAGACATGTTTAACTATAGGAACAACAGCACCCAAGGTGGATTCATGGGTAATGCTGGTGGCCTTGTCGGTGGTTTAGTTAACAATCCCAATCAGATGATTGGCGGTTTAACAAACATGGCTCTTCAGCAACCTTTCCAAGGTTTAGTTGGTATGGGCATGGATGCCATGGCTCCTGATAACACAAGTTTTTATCGCGGTCCTCAGTTTGGCCAAGTTGATCAATACCCTGCATCTGCCGCTGGCTTTTTAAACAAGCGTGTATTTTCCTGAGAAAACCAATGTCATTTCAAGATAAATACGATGATCGATTTTTCCGTAATGGACAAGTAATTGGCGTTAATTATGGTGGATCTGTTCATCAACCTACTGTTACTTATTCAACTATTCCTAATCTGGGGGCAGGAAGATCGCCAGATCCTGGACCGCGTTATGGAGAAAGTCGTCCACCAGTAATTTATGATTTTACAGAGAATCCTTTTCACCGTACTCCTCGTTACAGTGGAGGATTAAATATTCCTGGTGCTCCCGGCAATATACAAACTCTTCCTTATATAACTGCTACACCTAGCTTTGAAATTCCAGGTGGCCAGTCTCCATACCGATTTGGTCCGTACCTTCCTTACCGAGGGGAAGAGAGAAAAGAAGAAGAAAC